GACGTGTGCTCTTCCGATCTAAAAGAATCATCTTCCTCAGTCATGAGCTGTCCGACAAACTGTGCGATTTCATCAGAGTAGGACAGTTTCACAAACATATCACCCTCTCCAGTACGGAGCCAATTTTCGTTGACATTATATTTTGTACATATAAGAGAAATAACTGCATCACTTGGAGCATTTTTTCCAACTTCATAAGCACTAATGTTACCTCTTGCGATTCCAATACCATCAGCGAATTCTTGCTGAGTCATATCTAGTTCTTTTCTTATTTTTTTTAGGCGTTTATACATTTTCTCACCTCTTTTCTTGATATTGATTATACAACATGGCAGGAAAAAATGCAATACAAAATGTTGGTAAATTGCAAAATGCTGGATAATAGCAAAAAAGAGATTGACAAAAGCAATCAACCAACATATAATTGGCATATACCAACAAAACAGCGGACACAGAAAGGAGTAAGAAATGTCAGAGAAAGAAAAACAGATTATCAAGACACTTGCCGATAAGTTACCAGCAATGAGCGAAAGAGAAAGAGGATACCTCGAAGGAACGATCGCAACTGCGGCAGCAATGAGCAGTAAGAAAGAAGAGTTGGAGAAAGATGGTTCTGAGAAGAAAGTGGGGTGAGAAGAGATGAATATCTACGAGGAAATCTCATTGTTTGCAAAAAGGCAAAGGGATGAAATCGATAAAGAAAAGAAAAAAAGACGAAAGCAGGTATACATTGATCCGGATTCAATCATAGGAAAAGAAATTATGTATCAAACAGCGCTGCTTCATGAAATTCTACATGAGATTAGAGGAGGCAGAACCTCCCCTAAAGAAATTAATCATTCTCAAATGCAAAAACGGAAGAATCAAAAAACTCTTTGAGTCGCTGGAATTCGATATCTGTCCATTGATGTGAATGATTATCACGATAGTTGTTTAGTAATGAAGAAAGATGGTTCTGAGAAGAAGGTGGGGTGAGAAGAGATGGGTAATTGGATTATGGTTGGGCTCGTTTGGATAGCAGCAGTTATCGGATGCATTGTAATGAAAAAGATACAACCGGAAACATTCTGGCTGTATCTAATATATGCTCTTTGTATATGTGTGGCAGTTACAATGATTGCAATAGTTCAGCTATCTGCGGCCTAAGCTGTTCAAGCTGGGAAGTAGCAGATTCTAAATCACCATCATGTATTGATGCGTTAATAGAAATGAGAGCATCAGCAATATGAGATGGAGAATAAGTGAGCGCTAAGAAATAATATTCGCCATAATTGCCTTCTGTTTCAGAAATCATACGATTAATACATTTGCCAGTGCAACGAAGATAATTTTCAAATATCGAACGAACATAGTAAGTTGTCTTATCTTTATGATTTTGTTCCAATTCAAGCTTTTTAACTTTTAGTTGGTAGCGATTGTTAATGATAGCTGTAGCAATTGGAGAGAAGAGATGAAAAGAAAAATAGATTGGGCATCGTTTCCAGAACGACACCCGTGGCTTCCAACAATTATTTCAATTATCGCATTAATCGCTGCATACACCAAAGGATAATGAAAGATAGGTGATAAGAGAATGAGTAAGAGATATGTCAACTATGATTTCTATGAAAATGGTATTGAAGAAAGTGTGAATGGAGAAAAAGTAAATCAAATTATTGAGGAAATCATAGAAATCATGCGAAAAAACAAAATAACAGTAGGTACTGCACGAACTATTTTAGAAGATACGATTTCCTCAATAACAAAAGACACAGTTATCACATAGAACGTTCTAACATTTCACGTAAGGTTTGGACTTCTCTTTCGGTTTCAGGAAGTGTATGCGAACTGTTTCGTGTTACCGGAATATGTATGTAGTTTTTTACATTTACAGTTATCTCCTCAGAATATGAGAGCTTTCCAAAAGAATATTTGATATTAAAACTCACATTATCAACAGGAAGTTTCGTCATGTCATATTCTAATAATTTTGATTGGCCGGGAGCAAGAATAATTCCTTCAACAAAATCAAATTGAGAACATAGAAGAGCAAATTTTTGAGTGGTTTCTTTCAAAATAGAATCATATTTAAAAGTGGTAATTTTAGCGGGAGATGCTCCAAAGTTCTTTAATACAAAGTAGCTAGTCTGTTCACAGACAGTAATGGAATCTATATACATAGAGACAATTGGCCTAGAAGCAGATTCTAACATTTTGGAGTTCTGATGCAAAGTTGCAAGAGAAATAACAATTGCGACAATGCTGACTACAAGAGAAGCAATGATTCCTAAAAGTTGAATTTGATCGGAAACAGGTAGGCTATTGTAAGAAACATATATAGCCTGGAAGAATGCTGGTATTAGTTTCATAAAAAACTCCTTTCTTTACATACTCAGCTCTGGCGGGAGCCTGTAAGGAAAGTATAGGAGAAAAAATAGAAAATAGCAACAAGTACAAACCGTAGCACATAAACTTTTCTAGGAGGTGATGCAGGTGATCGTAGAGATCAAAAAGACAGAAAGCGGATGCACATATAAATTCGATGATTCTGCTTATCTGGGGAAAAGCGAAAAAGAGCATGAAAAAGTGATCAATGATGTATCAACTATCATAAACGAGCATCTGAGATCAAGAAAGGATAAAACCGCTTAGGCGGTGGAAAGAAGGACAAGCATGGAGGATTGTTGCTACTGTCAACACAGAAACAGTTGTATGGAACGCAGCCGCTGTTATCCGTGCACATCATACAAAAAAGGAAGGAGGAAAAAGGAATGCAACAGAGAGAATTTGCTTTATACAAAAGAAGGTTACTGAGTCTGATCCCGGGAAAATTGCAGGACATTCCGAACAGGGAAGTGAAGATCAAGTTTTTTCGATCCAGCCTGATTGAGCAGATCGAAAAGGAAAAGAACTGGCAGTTCACCGGGGAACAGACAGCAGAGCTGATCCGGATGGCAATCTATCCGGATCTGAGATCAGAGGAAGAGCGGATGCAGTATGAAGATTTCCTCATGAATGGATTGGACAGAGTTATGTCAGAGAATGAGAAATGAGCCAGAAACGAGGAAGAAGGGAGAAAGACCACATATGGATTATCAGATGGACGAAAACACAGGAACTGGGCTGTTGCTCTGGGACATGGGAAGAGGCGAACGAGTACGCCAGGAAGAAGAACAAAGGAGAATACATCATATTAGAATGAGCCTTTGGAGAACAAGGTTTATCACAGGTGTTGGAATGCTTGTTGGACTCTTCTATGCTTCCGGAGCAGCAATTACATATTCCATATCAGTCAAAACGCCGGAGTCAACGCTGGAGCGCGTCCTGATCGGACTGGCTGTATCAGCAAGCTTCTATGCGCTGAATTCGATCGCAAGGACGCTGGAAAAACAGATAAAAAAATAACACTTCCGGAGGTAACGGAAGTGTTGAATGCAAGACTTTTGTCTCGCAGATATTAAAGACATTATTATCTTAACATCTGTGGGGCAGGAAGTCAAGAAAAACGGGGGTTCTGCCCCATTTTAATACTCGATTAAGATATTAAAGATAGAGGTATACGATGGCAACGAAGAGAGTAACACACACCTTCCGGAAAGGAGACATCCTGGAGGTGAAGGAATACCATGATGGCAGGTATGGAGCAAGGGGACTGCCAAGAGAAAAGAAGAGAAAGCCTACACCGGAGCAGATGGCAGTAGTGAATGCTATGAATAAGGCGGAGACAGCCAGACACAGATTGTTGGAGTACTTTGGCAAGGGAGACTATTTCCTGACATTGACGTACAGAGTCGAGGCAAGACCTCCGGACATGGTGAAAGCGAAGAAGGATTTCACGAATCTGATAAGTAAGCTAAGAACAAGATACAAGAAAGAACAGATCGAATTGCGCTGGATCCGGAACATTGAGAAAGGAACCAAGGGAGCATGGCACGTTCACATGGTCATCACCGGATGCCGGGATACGATCCGCTGGGTGGAGGAATGTTGGCCACACGGTGGAATCTATGCAGAACAACTGGAGAAAAGCAAATACTACGAAGAGGATTTCTCACAGCTCGCATCCTACATCACAAAAAACGAGAAGGTGGGAGAAAAGAGGGAGGATGGAAAGAGGGACAAGCCAAGACTCAGCGAATCCAGTTACAGCACTTCAAGGAACATGCCACTGAAACCACCAAAGAAGAAAAAACTGGCAAGATGGCCAAAAGAGATCAAACAAAAGAACGGCTATTACATTGCAAAGAGCTATGAAGGAATCAATCCGGCCACTGGGTTCAAGTACCGGAGATACACATTGATCCGGTTGAACAGGAGGATTTGAAGACATGAAGACAGTGAAAGTCTACATAGAGACAACGATCACAGGTCCGTCAAAACCGAAGTATGGAAAATATGCGGCAGCTTTAGCGTTTACAAGGAAAAACGGGAAGACGGAAGACCGATTCCTGCAAGGAAGTGAACGGGAAACAACCTATAACCGTAGCGTACTATTAGCCATGGTTCGGGCAATGCAGAGATTCACAGAGTCATGCCATATCATATTCTACACAGGGAATACATTTATCCGCAATATGGTTCAGGCAGACAATCCGGAAAAGTGGAGACGTGCAGAGTGGAGAAAGTCGGATGGAAAAGATATACAGAACAAGGAACTGTGGCAGTTGTTCCTGGAAGAGAGCAAAGAACACGAGATAGAGATCGTATACGAAAACAACAGTGAGTATAAAAGGACGCTTGAAGCGTACTTGCAAGGAGAAGAGGTATAAAGATGTTTGAGAAGTTTGGAGAATTTGATTCTTACGAGGAGATTAACCGTGCGGCCAAAGCACAGTTAGAAGAGGGAGATCTAGAAGCGATTAAGACAATCGCAGAGGAGAACGGACTGGATCCGGAAGACGCAGAGGACTTTTGCACCGGTGCAATCGAGGAACTGACAACACCGAGTCTTGCGGCAATGGGAAAACTGGAACTGGAAGCGAAAGATCTGAGTCTGACAGGAGCACTGAGAGACTGGACGGATTTTATCGAACGGTTATGTTTAGAGGACGAAGAGATGGCCTTTGCAGTCAGAAGAAAAGGGAAGTCATTGAAAGACTGCATGGCTCTGATCTTAAAGAATGCATTTAACGACAAAGCACAGTTGGATGACAGGATCACAAAGGCAGCAGGATTGACACCACCGTTGTATATAAGCATACCGGGAAAGGCACAGATCAAAGAGATCGTGAGGAAATATTACCTGGGTGAGAAGAAATGAGAGTATACAAAGGGTTCAATAAAAAAATTCAGGCAAAACACGGAAAAGGGACATTCCAGTACGAGAAAGGGAAGACCTACAAAGAAGAGAAAAGCAAAACAAGATCCACTGGATTCCATGCGGCGGAGTATATCCTGGATTGCCTGCAGTGGTATCCGATCGATGGAAAGAACAAATTCTTCCTGTGCGAAGCTGGCGGGAGTATAGACGAAGAGAATGGATGCTCGATGGTCGTATCTACAGAGCTGACATTATTAAGAGAACTGACGCTTATGGAGATTGCAATGGCGGCAATGGAATATATGATCATCCATCCGAAGAGAACGTGGGAGAAAAGAGAAAGAGGTGCATACGCAGAAAAAGAGCGGTCAAAAGCGATCGGAGAGACAAAGATAGCGATCGCAAGGGGAAAACATCCGGAAGTGAAAGGCGAATACGGAACTGTGATCGGACTGATCGTAGAGGACGAGAAAGGCAAGCCAGTGGCAGCAGGCGTGAGGAATGTTGACGGAATACAAGCGAAAGCGCATCAGATCTATTCCATGACAGAAGAAAGAGAATGGGTGGAGGTGCAGAAATGAAACGAAAAGCGATTGAGTGCGTTGCACCGAAGAAACCGGCAGGAAAAGGACTCACAGCCACGCTACAGGAGTTGGAGAAAATTCTGATCCTAAATATCTATCAGGCGAAGGAACTGCTGGTGCGGTACTGTATCAACTATGAGACAGGGGAACATGAGTACTGGAAAGAGCAGCATGGTTGGAGAAAAGGCGGTATCCTGAATGCACTGAACGAGGACTGGAGAGATTGGGAATGGAGAACATATGACGATTATCCGAAATTGCAGGAGAAAGACGCCAACAGGATCAAAGAATTGATTAAACACAGAGCGTGGAACAACAGCCCGTGGGAGAGAATCAACGGATTGGAACATAGCTATAACAGCGAGATTAGGGAAAGATGTGAAACAAACCGGAAAATGAAACTCATGAACCTAATGAGAAAAGTTCCAGGTCGTCCGAAGAATCTGAGAGAATGGTTCTTTGAACAGGCAGCAGGAGAGGATTACATGTTCCGGAACAGGGAAACGAAAGAATTTGTCTGTACGAACTGCGGGGAATCCAGCTGGCCGGAAGAAATCAAACGACAGGATGGAGAAAAGAAGATCCGGCACAATGATATGGTATTCTGCCCTTCCTGCGGAAAACTGGTGCAGGCAAAGACAAGAACAGACCATATCGAACAGAAATGGAAGAGCTGCTATCTCATCCAGCCGGTAGATGAAGATACAAGCGTGCTTCGGATCATAGAAGCAAAGGTCGGATGGGACAATGGAAGACATTATGTAGAGCTTGGAGATGAAATCAGAATCTTATTGTACAAGGTCTACTCCAACAGAAAATTGAAGAAGACATACATGATCTATTACGAGGACTCCTGGGATGGATGGACAAAAGGAAACCGGAAAAATCTAAGAGCAAGAGAAGGTTACTTGTATCCGGGAGAATTTGGCCAGATATTAGACGGAACCACTTACAGCGAAGCAACAAGAGTCCTGGAGCATTTATCGAAGACGGGAATGGAACTGAACTACAACAGACTTGTGGCAGGGACAGGACAGATGAAAGGATATGCACAGAAGATCGAGTACCTGGCAAAAGGACGCTTTTGGAATCTGCTGAGAGATACGATCGGCTGTACAGACTATCCGGGATATCCGACACAATACTATGGACCACTGGACATGAGAGAGGAAAGCATTGAGGGAATGTTCAGAATCCAAGACCGTCAGAAGATCAACCGGATCCGTGATGAACATGGCGGAAACAGGATGGTCCGCTGGATGCAGTATTCGGACGAGACAGGGCAGAAGATTTCAAAAGAGACAGTGCAGTGGATGATAAAAAATGAGATAGAACCAAGCGGCATCCGGGGACTGGAAAAATATATGAGTCCACAGAAGATCATGAACTACATCGAAAGGCAGAAAAAAGAACAATATGCAGGAATGACGGCAGAAGCTGTTCTTGAAGAATATAAAGACTATCTCAGTATGTGTGAAGCGTGTTGCAAAAATATGGCTGACGAGATGGTCTATCGTCCAAGAGAGCTAAAACGCAGACATGATGAAGTTGTTATAGACCAGCAGCAGATACAGATCTTGAAAGAACTGGAAAACAATGCAGAGGGAAAAGAAGCATATGCACAGGAGATGCGGCAGAAGTTTCCAGAAGCAGAAGGGATCCTGAAAGAGATCAAGAGCCGATATGAGTACGAAGATGAAGAGTATAAGATCATTGTACCGAACACGTTAGTGGATATCGTGAAAGAAGGACGTGCATTGCATCATTGTGCCGGCAGCAGTGAACGATATTTTGACAGGATCGAGAGCAGAGAGACATATATCTGTTTCCTGCGAAGACAGGAAACACCGGGAATCCCATTCTACACGATTGAAGTAGAGCCGGGAGGCACAATCAGACAGCACAGAAGCTATTATGACGAAGAGCCGGGGATCGAGGAAATCCGGGTATTCCTGAAAAGCTGGCAGAAGGCAATCAGAAAACGTCTGACAGAGGAAGATAAGAAGTTGGCCAAGATCAGCAAGATCAAGAGAGAAGCCAATATTGCAGAGCTGGAAGAGAAAAAGAATATAAGAGTCCTTCAGGGATTGGCGGAAGATTTCCTTGAAGCAGAAGAAATAGAAAAAGAACTGGAGGCGGTTTGATGGAATTAGTACAGTACCAGGATTATGAGGAATACAAAAAGGCAATGAATACCGTCCTGAACAGAACAGTGGAAGATTTTGTTATGACAGGATATTTGCTGAAACAGGGAAGAGATACAGATATCTTAAAGAATTCCAGATACAACAATGTAAACGAATTCGCCTGGGCGGAATACAAGCTTGAAGCTACACAGGTATCAAGATACATCAGAATCAATGACAGATTCTCGGAGGGTGGTTACTCTCCGAGACTGCAGGAGCATTACAAAGGATTTGGCTATGCGAAGCTGGCACTGATGCTGACGCTTCCGGAAAGCGTAGCAGAAGAGCTGACACCGGCATACAGCAAGTCAGAGATCCAGGCGGTCAAAGAAGAGATAGAAAGCGAAGAGAAGATCACAGATATCGAAGTCATTTTGGAAGGCGAGAAAGAAGAACAGAAAGAACTCGACAATCTGGAAAAGGCAATCCATCAGATCTGCATGGATGAACCGGAACTATATCTAAAACTGCATGAGGCAGTCAGAACAAGCATAGGAACAGGACGAATCAAAGAGGTGTTAGCACCGGACGGGGACAAGCTATACAGTGTAAGACCACAAGGCTGCGGAAGAATTATGCTCTATCTAAACGATGAGAAGGACGAGGTTATATTGCAGGTTGTAAGACAAGGACTGAAAGAAAAGTTTGCCTGGGAGAATATTTTAAGCTATCTTGTCCGGATCACAGAAGAGGAAGACGCAAAACAGAATTGGGAGGAGCTCTACGGACAGAAGTATCCGGAAAAAGAACGGATTGCACCAGTGCAACCGAAGAAAGAGAAGAGAAAAGAGTCAAAGGTAGTGAAGGCGAAACTGCCAAAACCAAAAAAATCGGAGAAACAGGAGACGGAGAAACCGCTAGAGCTTCCAAACGACATTCCGGGACAGACAGAGATTGAGAAAGATTTTCCGGAAATCCTTCCGGAAGCAGGGGGAACACCGGAAATACGGAGCGATTTTATCAGAGCGGGACAGCACGAAGAGGAAAATTGCACCAGTGCAATGCCGGAACCTGTGGAGATTGTGGAAAAACCTGTGGATAATTCAGAGCAGATGGAAGAAAATGTGAGAAACACAGAAGTGGAAACCGATTCAGAACAGGTGGATAAGTCAGAAGAAGAACAGAATCCGGCTGGCAGCAGATGGGAATACATGAAGACAATGGAATCATACAAGATGGCACTGTACATGGCAGCATCCGTGAAAGAGATGCCTCACATGATGTTGAACTCGGCAGAGTATTGGAAGAAATGGTTAGAAGAAGAGGTGGATGAAAATGGAGAAGAACTCAGTAAATAACAAAATAATCCATAGCTTTCGAGAGATGGACTTATCAGCGATAGCGATACCATCGATTGCAATTTATAAGCACCCGCGGGATATACCGGATAAATATGTTGCGAGAGTCTATGCTTGCAGCAGTTCGACGAACATTATCATGCTGGCAGATTCCGCAGAAGAGCTGAGAAAAGACATTGAAGGAGTATGCGAACCGTGCATATGGTTTGATCGAATGCAAGGAGATCCGAAAAACTTAGTTGGGGTGTATATCTTATGAGCATCGATTATTCAGACATGGCATTTCCGAAATTAGCCTGCAAGAAAAAAAGGAAATCACATAAAAAGAGCATCCTCAAGAGTAGAAAGGGAGTCTGCTATCTCTGTTTGATACTCTATGACGATCCTTCCAAGAAGTACACAGAGGAACATCATATCATGTTCGGATCCGGACAGCGCGAACTATCTGAGGCAGATGGACTCAAGGCAGATCTGTGTCGGAATCATCACAAAGAAGGACCGGAAGCGGTCCACAATAACCGAAAAATGCGGGAACTACTATGCAGAATAGCACAGACAGAATATGAGCAGACACATACGAGAGAAGAGTGGATGGCGAGATATAAGAAAAATTATTTATAGTTACCTCCGCTGAATGGCGTGGAGATAAAAGTATGTCACAATACTGCAACATGATAACAAAGACTTCCTCCCTGGATGCGGCAGGGAGGAGAAAGGAGCAGATAAGTGCCAAAAAGACAGAGATCAACAGCTTGGAAAAGCGAGCTGGCTGAAATAAATGCAAAAGCAAGACAAGAAGGAATGAGTTATGGACAGTATGTGGGATTAATGTACTGCGAAGAAAGAGATGAAATGGAAAGAAGGAGAAGATATGACAGAAAGAGACGCGAGAGATTTGGTTGATTGGCTGGATCAGGCAGAAGCAGAAACAAAAGCAACAATTGCAGAACATGAAAGAATCGATCCTTTTTATGACGGAGTACTTTCAACGATCCAGACGGTTCGCGAATATATCAAGAAAATGCGTAAGGTGGATGAAGTGGAAGGAGAGAAGCAGATGAAAGAGATTATAACAGCCAGCAAGTTTGAGTATATCGAAGAAATTGAGCCGTTTTTCTGGTGGACAGGAAGCTTGAACATAGAGCAGGCGATCACACACTTGACAAAGCGGTACGATGAAGAGGAAGCACACAATCTGTTGGATGAAAAGTTAGAATTTGTATCTGACTACATGAGAAATAATCACGGAGCTGTCGAGCAGTACGGAATTTACCTTATTCCGGAATTCATGCTTGGATATGATGACATAGAGATTGTGGTTGTAGCGGTATCTGAAAACGAGCGGGCTACGGTGGTATTCTCGGATATTCCGGTAGTTAAGAGAGGCAAGAGAGATGAAGAATAAATATTCTAAAAAGCAATTAGAAGAATTGTATAACTGTGAGATCTTCAAAGATACTGGCTTTGACAGTTGTACAAAGTTTTGGGTGGCGCAAGGTTTACCATTTACGGAAGATGGTGAAGATATATTGTTTACATACGCTGACGGATGGGATTTAAATGAGCTGCATGAAAATATCAGAGAAGAAATCAGAAAAAGTACAATTGTGTTTGAAGGAGAAGAATGACAAGAGAAGAGAAAGAGAATCAAGCACAGCTTGAGTGGCTGCGGAAATGGAAAGAACGACGGAAGGAAAAAAGAGACGTGAGAAAAAAGTCACTGTTTTATAAGATTCTAAGGAAACTTGGAATTATAAAGGACTATGAGGAAGACATAAGAACAAGAATGGAGATGTGCGAAAGAGCAATAAAAGCAAATGTATGTCCTGAAGATTGTGATATTTGCGCATGGGATGTGAAAGGAGGGATTGATTACAATGGTTATATTACGACCAGTAGGAACAATAGGAAACCGTCTGAAGTATCTAAGAAAAATCAGAGGACTGACAAGAGAAGAGGCAGCAGTCAAGTTAGACATGAAGGAGGAAAGAGTACAAGATCTTGAAACAGGAAGGAAAGGGCTGACGCTAGGAGAAGCAATCAAATATGCAGATACATATAATGTGTCCATAGATTATATAGCAGGGAGAAAGAAAGTTGAATATTGAAGATGCAATTAGAATCATTAAGGGGTTGGATACATCCAACAGTGAAGAAAACATCGAAGCAAAGAAAATGGCGGTTAAAGCATTAGAGGAGCAGAGACAAAAGAAAATTGAAACATGGAACGGACAAGCATCATGCCCACGCTGCAAGAAACTATTTGGAGAAATGAAGACAATCAGAAATCTTACTACGTGGGAAATGCCATACTGCAAATTTTGTGGGCAGGCTCTTGATTGGAGTGATGAACAGTGAAAAGAAGTACAGACACACGCTGGAGTCCTGCGGAAATCCAGCAGAACCAAAAAGAACATTATGCTGCTATGGCAGAACATCCACCTGATCGGAAGGCAGACGAGAAGTTTCATCGGCCAGCATGCCAGGCAGGAAAGCTGATCGAAGCGCAGGGGCAGCAGTTGTGGCATGGAGATGTAGCAGAATACTTGGCGAGAAAGTACAAGATAGGAGATGATGCCAATGGAGAAGAGACTGGAAGAGAACAATGTAAAAAACGAGAACGACAGGAAGAAAACCTATCTCAGGGCATACAGAAAACATGGAAAGAGAATCAAGAGGATCGAATCAGAGATTGAAGAGATCAGGAATATGAAGATGTATCCTTCATCGAATAATGATGGGATGCCACACGGATCGAATCAAAGCGATCTAAGCTCTTACGCGGCAGCTCTTCAGGAAAGAGAGGACAAGCTGTATCAAGAGGGAGTAAAGCAGGTACAGACCTATAAGGACATAGAATACAGAATTAATGAGTTAGATGATCAGGACGAAAGAGATGTTATGTTCTACAGGTACATCAAAGGATTTGAGTGGTGGCGGATAGCACAACTCATGGAATATAGTGAGAGCTGGATCTACGAGTTACATGGGAGAGCGCTAAAAAAGATTCGAATTAATTAAAGAGTGGAGTTCACTGGAGTTTTACTCATGCTAATATGGCATTGTCGAAAGACAGACAGATACATACGGAACTCCTTGGAAGAGACACTTGCAATCTTACCAGCAGGTGTCTTTTCGTATGAAGGGCATAAGGATACTATGACAGATAAAGAAGCAAAGAAATTTTACAACTCAACATTGTGAAAGCATAAGCGGATACGGATTCTTGAGAGAGATCACTATGAGTGCCAGGACTGCAGAAAGAGATTGGAGGATGCAGTGGCAGCGGGCCGCATCCTGCAAGGAGAAGACAGAAAGATCAGAAGAGCTGAAGAGGTGCATCATATTGTTGAACTAAAAGAGCATCCGGAGCTAGGGTTGGAAGACGACAACCTGATCAGTCTATGTGTGAAGTGTCACAATCTGCGACATGGAAGGACTCCAAGAAGATTCCAAAGAAAGAAGAAGCTTGCGAGCGAAGAAAGATGGTAGCTACACTGAGGGCAGACATAGCTTAGGAGGAGACAAGCGGACGGTGCAAGCCGTCGCATGTGCGGTTCGAGTCCGCAGCTGTCCTCAATTTTTAAATAGACCCCCCGGTAAATTCTCAGCGATTTTTCCTAAGTGAAGAACGGGGATGTAGCCATGACTCTGGAGAAATTTTAAAATCTCGCGTGAAAAGGGCAGGGGGGTCAAATTTCAGGACTCACTATAAGAAGGAAAGTTTTCAGATAACTTCAAAAAAGGCTTAAAAAGAGCGAAAAAAGAAGTGAAAAATTGATAAAAATGGCATGATTTGAGTGAAAAAGGTGGTGAAAAGATTGACTCAGAGGAAGAAAACACTGACACAGACGGAGATAAAAGAATCATTAGTAAAGCAGTTGAAGTTGCGTGGAATGAACACAGAATTCTATAAGGATTTAGTTGATGATTATGTATATTATTGGTCATTGAAAAAGAAACTGATTGCAGATATTAGAAAAAAAGGAATCCGGTATGAAACCATCAATGGGAATGGTGTCAGCGTAGAAAAAGCGAATGAATCTGTGGTCAATCTGCAGAAGACTACAGCAACCATGTTAAAGATTCTTGCGGACCTGAAACTGAAAGAACCAATTCCGGAACCGGAGCAACCGACTGATGGTTACTTGTAAGGAAATTGACGACTATCTCAAATATGCCGAAGAGCATCCGAAATGGATAAATAAAAAGAGAAAATTACTGATAGAAAACATCGTGAAGCCGACATTGAAGCGAAACGATGTTTTTTTTGACGAAAAAACATATAGGAACTGTCTACAGTACTGCAAAACAAATTACTACGAACTATTTCCATTCCAAAAGTTCATTTATGCCTTTGCATTTATGTATGTGGATGACATTCCAGTATTTTCAAAGTTCTTCATCAAGGAAGGACGTGGAAATGGCAAAGATGGATTCATCGTGCCGCTGGTAAATTTCTTTCAGACTCCGCTCTACGGAGTGAAAAATTACCATGTTGAAATTGTGGCGAACTCAGAGAGCCAGGTTAAGGACACATTCAAGGTAGCTTATGACATGCTACATGATAATCCAAAATTCAAGGGAAAGTTTTCGGTCACAAAGGAACTTATCACGAACCTGGCAACAGGATCGGAGATGAAATACAACACTTCGAACGCAAAGACCAAGGATGGTAAGCGAACAGGATGTCTTGTCCTGAACGAAATCCATGCCTACGAGAATTATGACCAGATCAATGTATTTGAATCCTCTTTTGGTAAGGTCAAGCATTCGAGAGAGTTCATCATCACAACAGATGGATATGTCAGAGATGGCCCACTGGATGAAATTTCGGCAATGTGCGCTGAGATTTTGGAGACGGGAGAGAATCTGCTAGGGTACTTCCCGTTCATTTGCGAGATTGATGACATGAAAGAAATCGATGATCCGGAGGCATGGCACAAGCCCAACCCTTCAATGGAATACATGCCAATTCTTGCGAATCAGATCATGCATGATTATCTGGAAATGAAGAAGATTCCCTCAAAGCGTGCTGAATTTATTACAAAACGAATGGACAGATCGGCACGAAAGGAAGAGGAGACGGTCACAACATGGCAAAATGTCCTGAGAGCATGTTATGAAGGCGAGACAATGGAAGAACTGGAACGAAAGATTCCGCGGATAACATTGGACACGCGAGGACAGGCAGCAGTGATCGGCATTGACTATGCGGATGTGCGCGACTTCGCGTCTGCAGGTATTCTGACCAAGACAGATGATGGAGAATGGATATGGAGACAACACACATGGATCTGTGCAGACTCTCCGTTTATTGATTCCATTAAATTTCCATTGCGAAATGCTGGACAAGCAGAATTTGAGGACTTTGAAGTTGTTCCTGGACCAGTAATTGACGTGAATCTAATTGTTGATTGGTGCATGGAGCAGATGCGAAGCTACGAAGTTAAGAAAATCGCAATGGACACATATAGATATACCTTGTTCAAGCAAGCCTTTGAGGAAAGAGGACTCACGATTGAAGACAAGAAGAATCCGCATGGCATTGTCAGACTGATTCGAAAGATAACATCAGCCACTGGGATTATCGCACCGTTCATCCAGTCCATGTTCTCACAGGGGATGATCAACTTCGGACCATCAGCAATCATGCGGTGGTACACGAATAACACAAGCGTGAGCGAGGACAAGTTCGGCAACAAGAATTTCGGAAAAATTGAACCGAAGTTAAGAAAAAATGATGGATTTATGGCTTTTGATGTGGCTATGTTCTGCAAGGATGAGCTGGAAGTTCAGATAATCTATGTTTAATAGGAGAAAGAGAAAATGTTTGATTTTTTATTCCAAGATAGAAACAAAGAGATACAGTCTTTGGCAGAAATCATTGCAGTTGACATGGAAAAGCTGAACCTTTCAAAGCTTGCCATCGAGAAAGCAATTATGATGATCGCCAAAGCAATAGCGAAGTCTGACATACTGATCCAGACGGAGAGCAAAGAAAAAAATAAGAAAGAATACAGGCTAAATGTACAGCCAAATGACCATGAATGCGGAACAGTGTTCTGGACGGAAGTGGTTAAGCAGCTACTAACAGAACAAGAAGCTCTGATTATTCCGCTAAATAGTAAATATTACAGAGCAACATCATGGTCACACACAAATGAAGTGATGCTGAAGCGGAATTACAAAGATGTGACGTTAAGCTGCGGAGGTGAAAATCTTACAATTTTCAGCACATTTCAATCCGATGAAGTGATTCATCTAAGATATGACAATGCAAGGATACGACTGTATTTGCAGAATGTAGTAGGGCAATTTGATAAGACGATGGATTCCATTAATGCAATGATGCAGCTGTCCAGCCAACCAAGATTCAAACTGAAGCTTGGAACGAATGCATTATCATTCAGAGAAAAGCAGGCAGATGGTACAGACAAGGTAATGACAAAAGACCAGTATGTTTTAAAAATTAAAAAACTACTGACGTCAGATGCCCTTGAAGTTTTAACAGAACAAGAGAATGCATCCGTGGAACAGCTGCAAATAAATACAGCAGTGAAAGCTGAAGAACTGGCAAAGATGGCTTTGCAGATCAATAACGAGGTGGCAAATGCTTTCGATATTCCAGAGGCCGTATTTAATGGCAATATCACAGAAAAATCAGATGCAACAAATGAATTTATCACATATGCTGTCAGTCCGGTAGCAGAAGTGATAAATGATACTTTGACAGCTTATGTTGTCGGAGAGGATGATTACTGCAGTAAAAACGAGAAAGTCATGGTATGGCTTGCACGCTTTAAACATGTCGATGTTGTAGACAGTGCAGTAAATCTTGATAAACTAAGAGGAATTGGATTCCATCTCGATGAAATCAGAGGGATGGTCGGATATCCGTTACTCAATACAGAATTCAGTACAGAGCGAGCTCTGACAAAGAATTACGGAGGGGAGGGAAATAGTAATGCGGCACAAGAAACCTGATTCATAGGAGGTGATCCAATTATCTCGGAGCTGTCCGTTAAACAGTAATAACAGGGAAAGGAAAAGAACATGGAAGCAAAGAAGTATTATTTTTTGGAGTCAAAAAATAATGTAGCAGATCTGTATATCTTTGGGGATATCACATCATGGCCGTGGAGCGAGAGTGATGTATCGGCCAGCGGAATTGTGAAGGAACTACAGAGCCTTGAAGCATCAGAAATTAATGTGCATATTAACAGCTATGGTGGCGAAGTTGCTGAAGGACTGGCAATCTATAATACGCTGAAGAACAGCAACATGAAGGTTACAACAGTCTGTGATGGATTTGCGTGTTCTGCGGCATCGGTTATTTTTATGGCAGGAGATGAGCGCGTGATCAATGAAGCCTCATTGCTGATGATTCACAATGCGTGGACATATACAAGCGGAAACGCTGAAAAGCTAAGGAAGGCAGCAGAAGATCTTGACAAGATTACTCAGGCATCAGTCAATGCTTATATGAGCAGGGTATCCATCTCGGAGGACAAAGTGAGAAAACTTATGGACAATGAGTCATGGATCACAGCGGACGAGGCTGTAGAATATGGATTTGCAACAAAGACAGAGAAAAATGATGATGATGGAATTAAGCAATCAGCTTTCGGAATCATTAGAAATGCTGTCACCAAAACAGAAATTGCACCGGTGCAACAGGCAGAGCTAGTTGTAGATGCACACGCACTTGCAGAAGAAGTGGCAAACAAACTGAGCACAATGTTTGAAACATTGCAGACACCGAAACAGAAACACAAAGATAGTACCGGCTGGGGAATTTTTTTTGAAGGAGGAAATAAAGAATGAGAATTGAAGATTTAAGCCAGGAAGTCAAAGATAAAGTAAAGCAGCTTCTTGATAACGCTCCGGCAGAGGAGAAAGCAGAAGCAATCATGCAGTCAATCGAAATGATCAATGAAGCAGCACACGCTGATCTGATTCAGCAGGTAGTAGCAGAGGCTGAAAGAGCAAGCAGAGATGCTGAGTACAAGAGCAAACTCGGACTTAGAAACCTTTCGCAGGAAGAGAAGAAATTCTACGAGAACTTTAAGGATATCAAGCAGGCGTTCACAGCAAACCAGATCGACATCATTCCGACAGAGATTATTGATCGTACACTGGATGATGTTAAGAAAGCATCGCCAATACTGAAACTTGTAAATATGGCACCGGCAAACGTGAAGAAATGGATTGTGGCATCTCATTCAGGTGCAGCGGTTTGGGGTCCTCTTACGGACGCTATCAAAGGTGAACTTTCAGCAGAGATAACAGCTCTGAATATTGACCTTCACAAGCTCACAGCTTACCTTGTTATTCCAAAATCAATCAGAGAGCTGTCTATGGAATTCGTTGACAGATATTTCATGGCTATTCTGTCTGAGGCCATGCAGGACGGACTTGTAAAAGGATACCTCGATGGAGATGGAAAGACAGGTCCAATCGGAATCTTTCGTCAGATTGAAACCGTAGAGTCAGCCGGAACAAATAAAGCAAAAACTGTTCTCACTACGGTTACAAAATTCTCTCCGAAGGGGCTTGCAGAGGTTAGAAAGACTCTTACTAATGATGGAAAACGTGTGGTTGATAAGCTCTATCTTATCTGCAATCCGTCAGACGAAGCAGAATATGTGGATCCGTGTATGTACGGAGAGGCTCTGACAGGCGGATATGTCAACAAGTCATTCATTGACATTGAAAAAATTGTTGATGCTAACTGTCCAAAAGGAAAAGCTGCATTTACAATCGCCGGATACTACACAATGGGAACAGCAGGAGTTCGCGTTGATGAGTATGATCAGACAAAAGCGATTGAGGATGCAGATCTTATCGTGGCAAAATGCCATGCAAACGGTAGAGCTGTGGATGACAATGTTGCAGTTATTTTTGACGTAACAAAACTTAAGGAGTATGTTCTCCCAGTAACACAGGTAACGGTGCCACAGCAGTAAGGGATAAGATATGAGTAATGAAGAATTAGCCACGCTGGTAGATGAAGTACTCAAAGAGTTCCAGATTCCACCTTACTATGATGACGATCAATTGATCAATCTCATCAAAGAAGGAGAGCATACAGTCGGGAGATTGAATCCCGGCTGTAGTATAACGACAGATCTCACATATAGGATGCTGCTGAAAAACTATGTATATTATGCTTACCACCACAGAGTTAGCGAATTCATGAATAATTATTCAAGCGTGATTCTTACGTGGCAAATGGAGACGGAGGTGAGTGCGAATGGCAATGCCTGAGTATGTAGACGGAGTCCTTGAGATTCGTAGGATAGTAAACGATGAATCAGAGGACTATCCGGAAGAAAAACTTGAACGCATTGGATTGAAAGTGTGGTATCGAGAACTTTCGGTGTATGACACCACCAGAGCAAAGCTTTCAGCAGATAGCGTGGAAGTGACCATGAAGCTCGCAATACCACGATTTAAAGGTGTGGATAGTAAGTGCGTCTGCATCATTGACGGAGAACAACATGAGGTCTACAACGTAGCACATACCACCACAAAAGATGGTTTCAGGGAGTCGGAATTGACATTGAAGACACCGGCATATGAAAGAGAGGTAATCGATGACACAGAAAGAACTGAGTGAGATCTTGCACGATATTGGTTGCCCGGTGAATGAGGGAGTCAGTAGTCTCAAAAATGAAAAGGTATTTCCAAGAATTGATTACTGGGAGATCATGTGGGAAGATACAATGGCATCCGGAGATGATTATGAGAATGAGATCACATGGCAGATTAGTTTTTACGCTAGAAAGCCACGCGATCCGAAACTGATCGCACTGAAAAACCGTCTGAATGAGCTTGGCTACCATCCGACCATTGCTCACGAATACGTGACAGAAGACCGTGTATGGCACTCTTATTTTTCAATAACAACTGATGGAGTGATTGGATGAGTAGCGAGATAACCTTTGACGGTGGAGGATTTGAAGATTTCGAGGAACTGTTGAAACAGTATTCCGAGAATGTAAGCTCTGACAAAGCACTTGACGCAGTGGAAGAGGGAGCGAAGGAGTTCGTTAATGACCTTCTTAGACTCCCAAAACCACGAAGTCAGATCACAAAAGCAGGGTATACGCATATCGTGAATACATTTGCACTGGAAAGAACTGACAGCGGAATCAAAGTTGGATGGGGCAAGTATTACGGTCCAATGCTTGAGCATGGAACCAGGAAGATGGCAGCAAGGGCACACTTGAAGCCACTCTTTGAAAGAAACAAAGAAAAATACTATAAGAAGATGGCAGAATCCATCTTCGGTTAGGAGGCTAATAAATGGCTATTAATACAAAAAAACCGGCTATGAAACAGACAGTCGGTGCACAGTATATGTGTTTTGCAAACACAACAGAGGGTGGAGAGTACGACGGTACTTACGAGGCTGATGTTGAGAAGACAGAAGTTGTTAAGAGTGTAAAGGTAACTGAGAACTCTGAGACAAGTGATGTGTATGCATCCGGAAAAATCTATGATTCAGATTCACCGATGTCCAGCATCGACATTGAGGTATCTGTGATCGCATTCCCGGACGATACAATATCCAAAATGCGCGGAGAGACAAAAGGAACAGGAGGACTTATCCTTGCCGGTGGAAAGAGCGAAAGACCATTCTTCGCTTATGGCAAGGTTGTAAAACTGAAAAACGGAAAATCTCGTTATGAGTGGTTTCCAAAATGCAAGCTTGTTGAGAACTCCGATGATATTGCAACATCTGAAGAAAAAGCAAGTGAGCAGACCGACACGATCAAGATTAGAGCATATCCGTTTGACGCAGCAGGAAACATCGTGAGCAAGGTCACAGAGTCCACGGCACCAGAAGGACTTACAGAAGAGAAGTTCTTTGCAAAACCGATTCTGACGGATGCAGACCTTACTACAGCAATAGGAGCGTGAAAGGAACAAGTGGCACATGAATGCAGGTAAAATCATAAAGCTTACAGATGGGACAACCATTGAAGCAAAAATGAATTTTGGAACAATCTTTTATCTTGATCAGATAGGTGGCTCAAAGCTCGGACGGAGAATTGACAAACTTGAAAAGATTGGAAAAGCAACTGACAGCGATAAAATGAATTTTGCAGCAAAGCTTATCTATGCAATGGTAAGAAGTAATGGGAGAAAAGTGACATTTGATGAAGCACTTCAGCTTGTGCCACCGGATCCAACAGAACTTCTTGAAGTTGTAGAGGCTTATCAGAAAGAAGTTGACAAAATTAAAAAAAAAGAGGAATCGAAAGCACAGATGAAAGCATTCAGCTCGAGATAAATTGGGCTGAATATATGGTAGATGCAAGAGAGATGGGGATGACGGAAGAAGAGTTCTTCCATTCATGTCCCGCCTTTTTTTGCGAACAATATGAGATATTTCGAGATAAAAAAGCAGAGGAGGTGAGAATGATATATGGCAGATGATTTAAAAAGAGTTGGGTTAACATTTAAAGCGGATGGAACGGCAGACTTTCAGAAAGCACTGAAAGATGTTAATACGGCTGTGTCAGAGAATTATGCGGAGTTTAAACTCGCTCAATCGCAGTGGGACAAAAACACGAAGGCTTTAACAAAACTTGCTGATAAACAGAAATATTTGCAAGGACAGACAGCTCTTTATTCAGATAAGGTGGCAGTTCTAAGGGAACAGCTCAAAGAGATGTCGGATGCGGAAGGCAAGAACTCCGAAAAAATCGAGAAGAAAAAACAGAAACTCAATGAAACACAGACAGCACTTGAAAACTACAGAAATAAAGTCGATAAATTATCGGCTGAACTTTCAAAGTTAGAAAGTGAAGAGGATAAGAATGAAACCGCAATTGAAAAGAAACGCCAGGAATTGGAAAAGGCACAGAAAGCAGTTGCAGACTATGGCGAGCGAAGTGACAAGCTTGTTACACAGATTGACAAACTCGAAAAATCCGAAGGGAAAAATGAGAATGCAATTGCAAAGAAAAAAGCTGAACTTATTAAGGCTCAAGCCAAACTCAATGAATACAACAAAGAATTAAAAGATGTTGACAAAGAACTTGAAAAAGGAACTGCGAATCTAAAAGAATATGCAGATAAGCTTGAAAAAACAGGTAAAAAAGCCACTGATGTTGGAAAGAAAATGACAAAAGGTGTTACAGCGCCAATTGTCGGAGCCGGAACGGCGGCAGTAAAAACAGCTGCAGACTTCGAATCAGCAATGTCTCAAGTTCAGGCTACAATGGGCATCACAAAAGATGCCACATCAGAGGTTAATGGACAGACCGTCAATACAATGGATTCGTTGAATGAACTGGCGAAGACAATGGGAGAAAAAACGGCTTTTTCCGCAAGTGAATGTGCAGAAGCCCTTAATTATCTAGCACTAGCCGGATATGACGCTCAAGACATGACAGACACTCTGCCAACGGTTCTGAATCTCGCTGCAGCTGGAGGAATAGATCTTGCTTCAGCATCTGACATGGTTACGGATGCCATGTCTGCGCTCGGGATGGGTGTGAGTGAAGCAGACACTATGGTTGATCAGATGTCGAAAACTGCATCTACAACAAACACATCGGTTGCACAGCTTGGTGAAGGAATTCTTACCATTGGTGCGACAGCCAAATCTATCAAGGGAGGTACGGCAGAACTCAATACTGCACTTGGCATCCTTGCCAATAATGGCATTAAGGGAGCTGAAGGCGGTACACATCTTCGAAATGTTATCCTTTCGTTGCAAAATCCAACAGATGCTGCATCAGGAAAATTGAAAGAGTTGGGGGTGGCCGTATATGATTCCGAAGGAAATATGCGGAGCATGAATGATATTCTTGGAGATTTAAATAATTCCATGAACGGAATGACATCGGAAGAAAAATCAAACATAATCAGCACAATTTTTAATAAGACAGATCTTGCAGCAGTCAATTCACTTCTCGATAATACTGGGACAGCTTGGGATGATTTACAGAATGCAATTGCAGACAGTGGTGGCGCTGCGCAACAGATGGCAGATACTCAGTTGGACAATTTGGAAGGACAGCTAACATTGCTGAAATCAGCCTTAGAAGGTTTGGCAATATCAATCGGAGAAATTCTGATGCCATATATCAAAAATCTTGTAGAACATGTGCAAAAGCTAGTGGATAAATTTAATGGGCTAGATGAAGGAACAAAGAAAACCATTGTAACAATAGCACTAATAGTTGCGGCAATTGGACCACTAATCTTGATATTTGGAACGTTAGCTGGTTCAGCAAGTAAAATCATCACATTGAGTACACAAATTATTGGAATTTGCATAAAAGTGCCTGGAGCGATATCGACAATAGGAGCGGGCGCAAAGACATTGTGGGGAATACTTGCGGCAAATCCAATTGTTTTAATTATCGCAGCAGTCGTTGCGTTGATTGCTATTTTTGTCACACTTTACAATAAATGCGAGTGGTTCCGTGACGGTGTCAATGCTATTTTTGGAGGAATCCGTGACTTCATCAAGGGAGTAATCGACAAAATTAAGGGATTCTTTGATTTCGAATGGAAACTTCCCAAAATTAAACTTCCACACTTCAAAGCAAGTGGCTCATGGTCGCTTGTTCCCCCGAAGGTACCGAAGTTCTCCGTGGACTGGTATGCAAACGGTGGTATCTTGAACAGTCCAACTATTTTCGGTATGAACGGAGACAGAGCGATGGGTGGCGGTGAGGCTGGAGCTGAAGCAGTTCTGCCAATCGACCTCTTAAAGACATATATCCGTGATGAGATGCAGGCAAATAACGCAGCACTTGCTCAATTAATTGCAGAAGCACTGTCAGAACTGACATTCGTAATTGAAAATAACATTGCGCTTGGAGACAAGAAGCTTGCTGATATTCTTGCAGATGTGGTGATTAAGAAGATGTCAGCTAGTGTGAAATGGAAGAAAGGAGCGGTTGGAATATGATGGATGTTGAATACAATGGAATCCTTGCATCAAGCTTGGGGATCTATGCGAAGACACTTCCGGCTATTCCACCAGCTGTGAAGAAAGAGTCCTCGGTTGAGCTGCCGGGGACTGATGGAACAATGTATCTGCTAGAGGGTGGATACGAAACAACGGAGATTAAGATTGATTTCAATTATATCTGTGACGCTGACCAGTGGGATGAACGGTTCGCATTGGCTAAGAAATGGTTGTCAGCAAGAGGAAAGTTCTTGCGACTTGGCACTGATCCACGCTACTGCTACAAGATCTTGAAAGTAACGATTGATGATGCAGAACACACGAGCGAACGCATTGGAAACTTCAAAACAACATTCCTGACAAAGGACGGATTGAGGTACCTTTGCGAGGGATTGCACGAACAGAGAGCAGAAGACATCGGATACAATGACGGTGTTGAGTCTCATCCAGTGTACAAAATTCTCGGCGAGGGAGTCTGCACTTTAGTGGTGAATGGAAAAACGATGACAGCAAATGTTGGACAGAATCTGACCATTGATACAGACCGACAGCTTGCTTACAGGGAAGATGGAACACTGAATAACACGGCGGTCAAAGGAAACTATGAAGATCTTGTGTTGATTGAAGGGAACAATGAAGTGACGATTACGGACGGATTCGACCTGAAAGTTATTCCGTATTGGAGGTGCTTATGATTCAGATATACAGTCCTGAGAATAAGGACTACGAACAGAATGGAGACATGACGCTATTTCCTGAAGAGGCTGAAATCCATGTGATTCTGAATGGAGAGTGGACAGCAACCATTGAGCATCCAATTGATGAGGAAGGACGGTGGAAGTATATCACAGACAACGCTGTGGTCAAGATGCCGTCATTCAATGGAGAGCAGCTGTTCCGCATCCAGAATAAAGATAAGAGTGATTCCGGAGTGAGTGCAGATCTCACCCCAATCTTCCTGGATGCAAAAGAGGATTGCTTTTTGGTAGATGTTAGACCAACTGAAAAGAATGGCCAGCAAGCACTGGATATCATGACAGCACCGAATAAAAGGTACACAGCGAAGTCGGACATCAAGAAGACCACGACAGCGTACTATCAGACAAAGAATTTGATTGAAGCTATTAATGGAAATGATGACAATGCATTCACAAAACGTTGGGGTGGTGAAATCCTCTACAACAACTATGAAGTGATTGTGAACGAGCGTGTCGGTGCTGATCGCGGCGTTCACGTTGTATACGGTAAGAATATTGTTAAAGACGGATTCTCCGAGACAATCGACATGACTGATGTTGTGACAAGAATTGTTCCGAAGGCTTACAACGGATACATGATTGAAGGTGAAGCGCCATGGGTTGATTCTCCGATCATCGATAAGTATCCAACAGTTCACTACGGTGTGATCACATTCGATGATGTCAAGATGCGAGCTGATGCATCGGAGGATGATGAAGCGAATGGAGTCATCGTCTGCGACACTCAGGAACAGCTTGAAAAGGCTCTGACAGATAAGTGCATAGAACAGTTTGACGCAGGTGTGGACAAGCCTAGCATCACGATTGAGGTCAACATGGAACTGTTGCAGAACACAGAGCTTTATGATGATGTGAAAGAGCTTGAGACAGTCTCTTTGGGTGACACGGCACACTGTAGTCACTCAAAGCTCGAAATCGTAACAGATGCGAGAGCAATAGAACTGACGTGGGATGCAGTTCGGAATAAAGTAACTTCTGTCAAGTTGGGAGACTTCCAGTACAACTTCTTAGACAATGCATCTTCCGTCATGAACCGAGTTGAACAGGCTATTCGTGAGGACGGTTCAGTTATCGGCCAGCAGATTCAAGGAATCATCAACGGAGTGCAAGCACAGATGCGTGCACAGTCTTCTATAGCGAAAAAGCAAGAGGTCAGAGCGATTCTGTTTGAAGATTTAGATCCTGATTCGCCGACATTTGGAGCAATGTGTCTCGGAACGCTTGGTTTTGAAATTGCTGGAGAACGCACAGCTGATGGAAGGGACTGGAAGTGGAGCACTTTCGGAACAGGAAAAGGATTCTATGCAGATTTTATCGTTGCCGGGACGATGCTTGCTGACCGAATCAAGGGTGGAACACTGGAACTTGGTGGCGAGGATAACGGAAACGGTATTGCAAGAGTGATGGATGCAACTGGAAAAGAAATCGTCCGTCTTGACAAGAATGGAGTCTATGCTATTGGAAGTTATGTGTGTGAGAATGTTGGTGGATTGAACAGAAGAACAGAAATAAAATCCGGTTCAATTATGTTTTCCAAGAGAGATAAAAGCAATCCTATATTCATAGAGAGGTCAGGAGATGCAATTGTGGTTCGATACGGAGGAACATTTGAAGATGCAACAGATTCACATACGCTGATGAGAATATTTAGTGATGCGATATATTTCGATACTGATAAAATCGGGCCCGGAGGAGTGGCAGGAAAGACGGGAAGAGCTGTGTTTTCAAACGGGACATATATGGACTTTGAAAACGGATTTCTTATGGGAGGAACAACGGAAGAGGGTGAAATCTGATGTCTTGGACGATAAGCAACAATTATTTGACAGAGGCTCAGATGCAAGGAAACGCACTGGAAGTATGGAAGTACTTCTCGGGCAAAGGCTGGACCCTGAACGCGATCGGCGGTATCCTCGGCAATATGGAGAAAGAGTCAAACATCAATCCGGGCTTGTGGCAAAGTCTGAAATACGGCAATTACAGTGGCGGGTATGGTCTTGTTCAGTGGACACCGGCTACCAACTATACGAACTGGGCAAACTCGAACGGATACGGAATTACGGATCCGGAAGGGCAGATGTATTGGATTGATGCACTGTCTGCATCAAGTGGTCAGTGGATTGCGACAAGTGCTTATTCAATGACATGGAGTGCATATAAGAACAGCAAAGAATCACCGGAATATCTCGCAAGCGCGTTTCTGAAGAACTTCGAACGAGCAGGAGTTGAGGTAGAATCCGAAAGACGGAGTGTAGCACGAAAATGGTACGACTATCTCACAAAATATGCGGATGGGAGTCAGGCTATTGAAAAGGCAGTGGAATGGGCAATATCGATTGCGAACGATAACAGTCATGGATACGATCAGGCGCACAGAGACGGACCAGATTACGATTGTTCCTCATTAATCTGCTGGGCATACTACAATGCAGGGCTGAATACGAGGCCGGGATACACACCAGCTACAGGAACAATGTATGATGTGTTTCTGGCAGCAGGCTTCAAGGATGTGACTTCACAGGTCAATCTAGCCACCGGATCAGGGCTGATCCGGGGAGACGTCCTGTTAAAACCAGGAAACCATACAGAAATGTCAATTGGGAATGGCCAGCTGGTTGCTGCTTCACAGAACGAATTCGGTGGAATTACCGGAGGACAGACCGGAGATCAGACCGGAAAAGAGATTCATGTGCACGGATATTACAACTATCCTTGGAAGTATGTATTAAGGTATCCAGGGGGTGGAGTTGCACCGGTGCAAGGATTGTATATCGTTAGATGGATTCCAGGATAAGGACAGGTGAGAAAAGTGAACTATATAGAACGAGATGTCTATGTGCTGAAGAACAGAATTAAGGAAAAGATTGATTATGTAAGAGGGACGAATGCCCTTCCGATTTATTTTCATTTCAGGGACTATGAAATTCCAGAAGGGGCAACGGCAAAAGCATTCGTGCTAAAACCGTCAAAAAAAGCAACATACAATGTATGCCCAATCATTGAGAACACCGTGAGGGTGATCGTGAAAGATCAGACATTTGCTGAAGTTGGGAAAAGCGCGCTTCAGATTGTACTCACAATGGAAGAGGAGACGCTGGTGACATTCGACCAGCCGATAGAGGTGCATCGAAATTTCAGTGAAGGAGATGTTCCGGAAAGCGAGAATGAAGCTGGATGGATAAACAACTTCATAAAAGGCATGGAAGAAGCTACAAAGCATGCTGAGAATGCTGCAAAGACAGCGGAAGAGATTAGTGAGACACTAACAAAAAAGCTACAAAATGGAGATTTCCGAGGAGCAACCGGGGCAACTGGCCCGCAAGGTAAACAGGGAATTCAGGGAGATCCAGGAAAAGATGGAGAAAAGGGTCCAAGAGGTGATACTGGACCAGTTGGACCACAAGGGCCGGCAGGAAAAGATGCGAATGCAGTGATTACATCATTGAACCCGGGAGTATTTGCAATGTCGGTGGAATCAGGACATCTTATCCTGACATACAACTCATATGATACAGCCCCACCGCTGAAAATTGTGGATGGAAGATTGAAATATGTATTGGAGGAGGTGACAGCATGATAAGAGTATATTTCGAAGAGGGAGAAAAAGAAAAGACTGCATACGGATTGACGCAGTGGGATTATGGACAGAAACTGCAGATTCTGGGACTTAACCTGCCATCTGAACAAGAGGCTGTAGAAGTCCATTTCTCATATTGGCGCGGATGCAGGCCGGCGAAAATTATTGAAGCAACTGTGATATGTGACAAGATTATAGCAGATATTCCAAATGATTTCTTAACGGAAGGAGAAGGTATAGATGCTTATATCTATATATCAAGTTCTGAGGAAGGAAAAACCATTGGGAGAGTAAGACTTCCGGTAATCAAGAGAAAAAAACCAATTGACTACAACGCATCAAATGAAAACCAAGTGTTAAAACAGGTATTAGAATTTCTGCAAACAAAAGCCGACAATATCACCATCACAGATGGCAATCTGCAGCTTATGTCTCAAGGCCAACCGGTAGGAGATAAGGTAAGACTGAATACATCCGGAGGAAATGAGATTGAGATCCGGAACAATGGTACAGCTCTGCAATGGAGATATACAAATCGAAATGACTGGAATGATCTTGTTCCATTGGAAGATCTGAAAGGAAAAGATGGAAAACCACCGGAATTTGAAGTACGAGATGGACATCTGATCGCAATATATTTATAGGATAGAAAGCACTGGCTTCGGCGGGTGCTTTTTATTATAAAACAATTTTTTAAAAGAAAGGAAGGAAAAAAACATGGCAAGAGAGGTAGATTTAGGATCAATTATCGGACCACAGGGGCCACAGGGAGAAAAAGGAGCAACTGGAGCAACAGGTCCAAAGGGACCACAGGGTGAAACAGGACCGACTGGTAAATCAGCGTATCAGGTATGGCTCGCACAGCCTGGAAACGCAGGAAAAACAGAAGCACAGTATATCGCTTCCCTAAAAGGCGAAAAGGGAGCAACCGGAGCGACAGGCCCACAGGGACCAACCGGAGCAACCGGAGCGACTGGACCACAGGGAGAAAAAGGAGCAACTGGAGCGACAGGTCCACAGGGACCAACCGGGGCAAAAGGAGATAAGGGAGATCCGTTCGCAATCGCAAAAACGTTCGCCTCCATGTTAGCAATGAATTCTGGATTCTCCTCAGATGGAGTGAAAGAAGGACAGTTCGTCATGATCGACACAGGAAATGTCAATGATGCCGATAATGCGAAACTCTATGTAAAAGGAAGGACAGCATATACCTATATTACAGATCTTTCAGGTGCTACTGGAATGACAGGCCCACAGGGACAAAAAGGAGATACAGGGGCTAAGGGAGCAACCGGAGACAAGGGAGCAACTGGAACACGTGGCAGCAGATGGGACGCAGGAACAGCAATCACGGGAACAAGTACAACAGCAATAGTATTTCCAGGTTCAGGAATTACAGATGCATTAGTGAATGATATGTATTTGAATACATCTACAGGGTGTACATACAGATGTACTGTAAGTGGAGCAGCGTCAGCCGCTAAGTGGGTATATGCAGGAAGTCTGAAAGGAAACACGGGAGCAAAAGGAGATAAGGGAGCAACAGGAGCAACAGGCCCACAGGGAGCAACCGGAGCGACAGGAGCAACCGGTAAGGATGGACAGACTCCGACATTCAAGATCAGCAATGGACACTTGATCGCAGTATACGAAAGCTAGGAGGAATATACAATGGTAGCAAGGCAGATTGATCTAGGACAGGTGGTTGGACCTACAGGACCAACCGGAATCAGGGGAAGCCGCTGGACACAGGGAACGGCAATCACGGGAACAAGCACAACGGCAACAGTATTTTCCGGTTCAGGAATTACAGATGCCATTGTGAACGACAATTACCTGAACACAGCAACTGGAAATACATATAGATGTACTGTAGGAGGAGCAGCGTCAGCCGCTAAGTGGGTATATACAGGAAATCTGAAAGGTCCACAGGGAGCAAAAGGAGCAACTGGCTCACAAGGACCAACTGGAGCAACTGGGCCAACCGGAGCAACCGGACCGAAAGGGGACACGGGACCGACAGGACCGACAGGTCCTCAGGGTCCAACAGGAAAAGTAGATGCTAATACACAGGTAGCGTTCACAAAGGCATCAACGAGGGAGAATATAGCAAGCAATGAGAAGATGTCAATTATTCTCGGAAAGATCGCAAAGTACTTCGCAGATCTGGGAACGTCCGCATTCAGAGCAGTGGCGAATAATTTGACAACTTCAGCAGCAGGAAGTTCTGTGTTGGATGCTTATCAGGGAAAAGTACTGGATGGAAAGAAACTGAACATTGCAAATGTGATTAATAATCTGCTTACGACAGAGGCCGGGTATGCGCTTGATGCACGACAGGGGAAGAAGATTGAGGATCAGATTACTGAATTAAATGGCAAAAGAGTAAAGGCGGCTGTATATGGAAACTCAGGGCCATACAACATTGCGTCAAATGGCAGTAGCTTCCAAGGCACAGATTTTGGTACCAAAGTACATGATGATATCGGATTAATGTATACCTATGATAATACAAACTATTTACATTATTTTACAGTTCCTGAAGATGGCGTCTATTTAATTCATGCACTTATAAACTTTGCTGATGGAATCAGTGGGCTTATGTCTCTCTATGGAAAGATAGAGCGAAATGGTAACGAACAATCTCGACAGCCAAAAACCATTAGAAGTTACGCTGGGGCAAATTATATCTTTTTGTGTCCTTTCAGTGCAGGGGATACATTACGTTTTACGGTATGTCAGAATTCAGGATCTACAATCAAAACCTCTGGTGGTTGCAGACTGAATATTGTTAAAATCTGACAGTTATTTTATTTCCATTGACCAATAGCCAGCCAGCTGCATTCTGTACCAGTTACCGCAGACATACTTGTAGTTCTCGCATATACATATGCTTTTGAGACGCTGTTGACATTCGTTGATATGAGAAAGGCTGGGAGTGTACTTCCAGGATATTTAGCTGTTGCAATCAATGTATATGATGTATTTGCAAATGTTTTTGGGAAATTGATTGTAGCAAATCCTTTTCCTCCAGATGCTTCACCTGGAAATGTAGCTGTTCCCAACTGAATAAGGAGACCGTTGCCGTATTTCATATAGTTGCTTCCAAAGTCAACTATAAATTTGCCATTTAATTAAGGATTCCACTAGAAAGGAAAACAAATGAACATACTTTTTTTAAATCAAGAAGAACCAGTGATGGGAACTGTAACAGTTCAAGATCTCCATCACGTGAAAATCGAGGGTGTATTGCAGAATCTGTCGGGATTTCATCTCGTGACAAATGATGGACAGGTTTATGGAAAATACGAAACATATACTACATTGTATAAAACTGTGGAAGATGGATATATTTTGTCGAATGATGGAAGTGTATATGTAGAGCCGGATCCAGAGCCAGAACCGGAGCCATATGTTCCAACATTAGAAGAGATCCAGGAAGCGAAAGTAAGTGAGATGAATGCAGCGCAGCAGGCTGTGATAGCGGAAGGTGTGGATGTGGTGCTTACAGATGGAAGTACGGAGCATTTCGCATTAACGGAGAGAGATCAGACGAGCCTTATAGGATTGCAGGGACAAGTTGCAGCAGGAGAGCAGAACATTCCGTGGCATACTTCAGATGATGAGGAACATTGCAAGTTCTATAGCAATGCGGATATGGCTAAAATTACTGCAACGGCAATGGAATATGTAACATGGCACGTTACATATTTCAGAGATTTGAGAATCTATATCAGAGCATTGACAGAAATCGAAGAAGTAGAAAAGGTAACTTATGGAATGACTATTCCGGAAGAATATCAATCAGAGCCATTGAAAACAATGATTGCGGCTCAAAACGTATGAAATGGGTAAGACCGCTGATTCTATTTGGAATTGGCGGAACCATCTATGTATTAATTGAACTGATCGCCAGAGGTAGAAGCCACTGGACAATGTTCTTCGTGGGGGGATTAGCATTCTATTTGATTGGATGTATCAATGAGCATAAGAAAAAAGAGATTCTGATGCGGTGGCAGATGGCAGCAGGAGCAGGGATTATAACAGGTCTAGAACTGATTTCCGGGATCATAGTGAACATTATATTAGGATGGAATGTATGGGACTACAGTACTCTCCCAGGAAATCTGCTTGGACAGATTTGCCCACAGTTCACGGTGCTGTGGTTCTTTCTGTCAGCTGTGGCTGTCTATCTGGATGATTGGATAAGATACTTACTGTGGGGAGAAAAACGGCCAAAATATAAATTTTAG